GGTATCAGGTTTATTACATACTGCATATAGACCATCCTTGTTTAATTTTATAGACACAATGTCTATAGCTTTGCCAATAACGCTTAAAAAATTGTCGGCAAAATCTTTCTTAACGAGCTTAAGTTCCATTTGTTATCTTCGGTTTTTTTTTATTACTTGTATCAATTAGAGTATTAACTTTATCTGTTAATATGTTAACTGAATTTTGTAATTTATCAATAGCGTTTACAATATCTTCGTAACGAGTTTGTTTATTTAAATCAAACTCTAATTGATTAGGGTCAGAAGAAGGTACAGGTGCGACTATATTAGTAGTAGGTTGTGCAGGTATCCATTGATTGTCTGGTATTGGCTGCAATTGCTGTACTGGCTGACTATAAACCGGCTGCGGTTGTGGCTGTTGTTGTTGAGGTTTAATACCCATAGCAGGTAGAATATGAGAAGGCATAACCTTACTCATATCTACGTCTGTTACTTTAAGCCCACCACCTACCTCAGCAGATTGCTTCTTAATACCATTGATATCTCCTTGCAGCATTTTACCGAACATAGCAGCAAGCATAAGCTCTTGATTACCCACTTGGGTAGTAGACTGAGATAGTCTCTGAAGCTCGGCTTCGTTAAGAGGTCTATGCTGCTGAGGTTGTGGTTGGGAGTTAGCCATTATAGGTTGTCAAGACCGTTAAGAATATCTAACACTTTATCATCGTTAGAGGTAACAGCAGCTGTCTTAACAGGCTTAGGTGCTGGTGCTTCGTAAGGTACATCTTCTTCTTCTGTAATAGGAGCTGCTACTGGAGCTGCTTCTGCATTACCGTAATAATGTTGTTCAATAAATGTCTTAATCTCTTCATTAGACTTACGGTCTACTAAAGTATTGAGATCATGAATACTTTCATATGTTTCTTGAATCTTACTATCATCTAAACCTTCAACAGCTGATGCATTTAAGAATTTAGAAGCTGTATAAGTTGGGTACTTAGGTGCACCTGGTTTATCAGACACTAGTTCAACTTTAATACGAAGACTACAACCTTCATCACTTAAGTCAAAAATCTTTGCACCGAACTCAGTAGCGTCATCCCCGTTAATAGCTGATTGAATAATCTTATCTAATTGTTTACCATAGCGGAGAACTTTAATTGTTCCGTTGTTTTCTGGCTTTTTAGGATCATTAACAACAAATACATTTACTAACCAGTTTTCTTTACGGCGTAAATTTGCTTTAGCACGGGCTTGTTCATCTGATGTACCATCGCGAAGTGCTTTAAAGTACAATTCACTTACAGGGCAACGATCACCCCAAGTAGATGGAGATGTAATACTAGCGTACTGACCTGTTGCGATACTATTCCAACCGTGGTGATAATAATGAAGAATTGTTTCTTCAGGATTCTTAATATTAGGAAGTAATCTCACAGTATAGGTCGTATTAGGTTCCATCTGTAATAGATTACGATATGCTGAACTACCGCCGGACTTTGTCTTTGATTTGTCTAGAGCACTTTTAATGCTTTCGAACATATTTGAATTATAAGGTTTCATATTGAATGATATGTTATATTAGTATGTTATTAGTTTTTATCAAGTGAAAGTTCATTTATTCTCTTAAATGCTTCAATTATTATTTTTTTAGCTCGGATAGAATTGTTTAATCGCATTTTAAATTTGACAATATCGTTTGCAATAGTTTTTAAATAGATTTCTCTATCTTGTGTTTGCATACTATTAAAGATTGTATCAAAGTTCGGAAAAGACAATAAAACATATAGATTAAGGTGCTTGTTTCTGTAATCCTCTAAACATCTCCAAGTGTAACCTAATTTTGAATTGTAGTACTGCCCTAGTGATATGTTTTCATTAACACATATATTAGCAAGATACTTTAATGATTCAAGAATATGCTTAATGTGGCCATCAGTGTCGGGTAGTTCCTCGGCCCTCTGATTTTGTAAGAGAGAGTAACAGGAGATGGCTTTTTGGGTAAGGTAAAAGTTGAGCGGGAAATATTCTTCGTCTTTGTAGATGACATATGGTGCTAGTAGAAAATCTTTTATATTTATTTGCGGAAAGCGTTTAAAAAACATATTTAATCGTACGCAAAGAACTCCATCCGGAGTTTTATCAAAGCCTTCAAAGTCTTTACGCGCTTTCCAAGGTTTATTTTTCTGACCTCTAGAAACACTTAAATATGTATTATAAATTTGTTCAACGCTCATTAAGAGCTATGATTTTAATATCTCTCTCACTACTTTGCTACGGCAAAGATTACTATTATACCTTAAAAACAGTAATATTGCTTCTCTTTCGCTATCAGTATCAGTAAGATCCATAAAAATTTTACGGTATAATTTATTTTTAACTATTAATGAAAATATTGTAACGTTGTTAAGTTTTTTGTTATTAACAATAGAACAAAACGAACCGAACTTAATAAGTTCCACTTCCAGTTCGTCTCTAGCCAGTTGGCTGAGTGGAGTTTCTAAAACCGAGTCTTGTAGTGCTCCTACTATTCCAGACATATTACGCGATTAGCGTGAGTAGTTTGGTGAAACTCATAAACGATTCTGTTACTTTTCCACCCGCTGCATATTCGTGACCTCCCCCATCACATATTTTTGCAGCTAACTTTGATAAGTCTACTTCACATTTCTTATTTTTGCGGAATGATACATGGGAGTTATCCGAGTTGACAAAAAATACAATGTCAGCTGGGTGGGTGTTTAACATATAATCGCAAATTTCGTTAACAAATTTATTTCCGTGAGTGCCATATACTACACGCTCTTTTCCTGCTACTGATACTTTACCAGAAAATATCTGTAAGTTAGATATAGCTTTATTCTTACGGTCTACAAATTCTTTAATAATAGCTTTTTCTTGAGAGCTAAAAGCTTTAAAACCATTGTAATATTTTTCTAAAAATATATCTGCTCTTTGTTTTGTAGATGTTCTCTGTGTATTAGTGTAAAGGCAGTTTAGCTCATACGTTTCTGGTAATTTAAATTCATAACAATCGTAATCATTAGCTAATGCTATAAAATATTTTTGAGCAGCGCTTAATTCAACTTTATCTTTTAAAGTATTATATATAAGCTTTGCACAACTAGAAGTTTCAACAATGGTTGTTTTAGCCGACTTATAATTATCTTTAGCCTTGACGTGTGTGAGGTGATGATCTATTATCACGACATTTTTCTTATCAATTAAGTCTGTATGCTTGGCAACATCTAAATCTAAAATATAAATTTTGTCAAAGTCGTTAATGTTGTTTTGATCTAACCAGTTTAAGAATTCTTTTCGAAAATTAGTTACTGTGGTAGTCTTAAACGATAACTGGCCAGGTTTTGCTCCTAGTGCCCAATGAAGCATTAGTAAAGAAGCAACTCCGTCTAAATCGAAGTCTGTAAAAACGTGTATCTTGTTTAAACTCACTATAATCTATTTAACCTACTTGGTTATATTTTCCAGCTTATTTTCTAGATCCATAAGCTCGTCTAAACCACCTGCGGATTTGTTACCTGTTAAGCCTACATAACCTTTTTCTTCAGAAAGCGAAAGTGTTGTGTAATCAATACGCATTGCAGTGGCACCATGCTTAGGTCCTAAGCGATTCTTAATACCACCTACTTTAATAATACCTAAATCTTGGTCTCCTTCTTCTTGATAAATAGACCAAACAACGTCTGCAGTAAAAGCTACACCTAGAGATTCTGATACTGTATCCAAGCTTGGTTTCTCCATACCTTCTCGATTAGTTTGAATAGCACTAACAACAGGCATATTAAAGAAGTATGATAAAGCTCTTAATTCTTCAGCTGCTACTTTACCTTGTTCATAAGAGTTATCACCTTGTGATGCCTTTATTAGTCCAAGATAGTCTATAACGAGTATATCCGGTTTTATCCCAGTCTTTACTAAAGACTCAAGATAGGCCTTAATACCTGCTACAGTGATAGATTTAGGGGGAAATTCCTTAATGATTAACTTACGTTTATGGCTTTCTGTAACACCTTTAAAGTACGTATCTAGTGAACCAATTTGACCTTGAATATCATTAATAGGAATCTTAGATAAATGACTACTCAATCTCTTTGCATACATCATTTCAGGCATTTCTAAAGAGATAAGAACAGTTGTTAAGCCTCTATTAGCCATATTAGCTGCTACATTACCTAGAAAAATAGACTTACCTACATTAGTCGGTCCTAAGAACAAATAAAGCGCTCTACCGTTCTTCATTAAGCCACCACCAATCTTATCGTCAATAAAGCCCCAACCAGTTGGTATAACTTCATTTTTTGTACCTAATTCAGTTATAATTTTCTCATATTCACCGAAAAAGTCTAAACCAATATCACTTACTAAAGATATGTTACAAGCTTTTTCAAACCAAGATAAAAACTTAGGATAATCTGCTTTCTCTTTCGAGACATCATCTACAATCTTTAATACTGTATTGTATACTGCTTTCTCTTTAAAGAATTGCTCAGTATTAGCAATAAGCTCTTCCATATTAAGAGTGGTATCATATTGCTTATATGTAGTGACCGTGTCTTTAAACAGTTTGACATCTTCTTCTTTACTGAGATAAGTTTTGATCTCAGTAATAGTGGGTAGTACTCTGCGCTTAGAGTAAAAGTCTTTAATAATACCTACTACAAGTCTATTACCTGGGTTCTTAAATGCATCTGGAGTTAAATGTTCTAATACCAGGGAGGTATAATATGCATTAGTTAAACATTGCATTGCTACAATATTTTCAAAGAAATCACTGTTAACTAGAAGATTATTTTTCTTCATACCGCTATTATATATTGTAAATTAAAAAAGCTAAGGTTGCCCTTAGCTTTTGTTTTTATTCTTTTGTAAGCTTTTCAGCTTCGTCTAGAACGGGGTTACTTGAACCGTAACCAACTTTTTCTTTAAGAGTTTCTTCAAGTACCGGTAGTACTTTATTGTCCCAAAACTCTGTATCGCTTTCCCAAGTTTTTCTATAACCTATTTTTTCGCCTTGAAACTGAAATGTAGACCCAGTTTGAGTAATAACTCCAAACGCAACAGCCATATCAGCTAAACCAGCATACCGGCTTAAACCAGTACGGAAGTTATTATACAATTCTGCTTTAAGGAAAGCAGGTATAAAGCGGTTCTTAACTGTCATTGCTGACAAAGTAACACCGCTAACGTTATGAGCTACTGCTATTGATTCTTGTCCTTCGTTTTTATCGATCTTTTCGTTTCTAGTCGCAAGCTGCACCAAAAGAGAAGCAAGATAAATAGGCCCAGAACCGCCGGATTGGCGCTTAACCAATTCAGGATATAATGAAGTAGGGTTGTCATAAATATGATTAGTAAAAAGAATAGGTACACGAGCTTTAGCTGCTTTAAAAGTTAAAGCTCTCATCATAGACTTCATAGCCTTAGCTTTTGTACCCATATCTGCTGCATCTTTACCTTCTGTAACATCTCGAAGCTCTTTAGCACTCGCTAAGTTACCAAGGCTATCAATAGCAATGATTACCTTCATTTCTGGATCATTAGCTGCAATAATTTTATCTAAGAATGTAGCAATTTGGTTACGGCAATCTTCTACCGTTTCTACTGGGTAGTACTTTAATCGTTTAGGATCGATACCAACACCTTCTGCAGATCGTTTATCTACTGCTGCTTCTGTATCCCAGACTGCAGCAAAATAACCTTTCTTTTGAGCGTTCGCAATGATCTTATTAACAATAAGCGTCTTACCCGCACCGGAAGGCCCGGAAAAACCAGTAACCCTACCAACAGGAATACCCTTATAGAGAGATCCAGAAAAGATAGCATTAAGTGCATATGAGCCTGTATCGATCCAGTCGCCTACAATAGAAAGAGAATTATCATCTGATAGCAATGACGCATCTGCGTTTAGTGCATCTACTGCTTCGAAGATATCTTTCATTGACGAGGCTTTCGTCTCGTCATTGTTATTGTTGTCTTCTGTACGTGGTTTGCGTGCCATATTACTTGGTTTCGTCGTCAAACAATTTTACTACAGGGGTATTAGCATTAACTGCTGCTGTGGTAAACATTTGTGCATATTGTAACTGTAAGTTAGCTTCAAGTTCTACATCACTTAATACAATAGAAGTCTTTGAGTATGTCCAGTTAGCAAACACGTCCCGATCTGCTGTAAATTCTCTAAAAAACACAGGGTAGAGTTGTACTTGCAGTTTTTTATCTGGTGTAGGGGTAACATTAAGAATAACTGGTTTAGTTACTGTTAATGTGCTCTTATCTTCACTTACTAAAGTAGCGATAAGCGTACGTTGAATATTATCTAAGAATGTTACTAGTTTTTCTTGGCTCATATGTTTATATTAATATAGTTTCTGTTTTAATCAAGGTTATTGACGAGGAAACTTAAAATAAGGTGACTTAGCATTGATGAGATACTTGTTAAGTAGCTTCTTATTAGAGGCACGAGTAGGAACAATATCCCAACCACCACGCCTTGCATAGTAACAAGTTACTAAGAGTTCTTCTGGTTGTAATAAGTCCCAAAGGCGTTTATAAGCAGCTTCACATATTTCTTCATGAAAATGACATTCATTACGGAATGACACAATCCATTCAAGTAGAGATTGTTCAGTTACTTCTTTTTCTCCTTTGTAATAAATGAATATATCACCTGAATCTGGTTGTTTTGTAATTTTACAGTTAGAGCGTAACAACGTGCTCATATAAAAATGCTGCTTAATAGTTTCAGAATCATTAGCTACTAA